TTATTATTCTGCACACTTCTGTACTCTAATACCATCAGTATCTACTAAAGTACCACCTATGCTAAGCATAGAAGTAATTAAGTGAGAAACTTTTTCTGGTATGTAGTTTACTTCAGTTTTTACATCAGTTCCGACTCCTAAACCTAAAGAAGATTTATGGAAAGCTACAGTATGTCTATCAGTAGAACCAGAAGTTTCTAGTCCACTATGTACAAACCATAAGAATCCTAACCATCTTTTAGCAGTCATACCACCAGCGTAAGGTAATTCACCTTCGCCAACGTATTCTACTCTAGAGAATTGATCTAATGCTAGTAGATCAGACCATTGTTTTGGTCCTACTACCCAGTATCGTTGATTATCATCTGGAACGTCATTAGTATTGAAAAGTTCCATCATAGCAGTTGATTTGCCAAGATTCATTCCAGTACCTGTACCTGATGAGTTGTTCGCAAGAGTTGTAGCTCCATTCATAATCCCAGTTAATACACTGTCAGTTTTTCTACCTAAAGCGTATGCTGCAGATTGTGCAACTACTTGTCTTTCGTCAATGTTTACCTTTAACTCGTCTAGCTTGTCAACGTAATCAGCTGCATAGTAATCAGTTAAAGTTGCACTCACATTACTGTGAGATAGATCCATTGCTACTACTTCAGCATGTCTTGCTTTAGTGTTAGCAGATCCTTTTGCTACTTTCTGAAACTTAACAGTGTTACCATTAACGCCATTCACAGTTCTTACAAGGTTCTTTAACTTAGAACCCATTCTTTGATAAGCCATGTGAACTTCTGCTTCAAACTGAGTAATAAAGGCATTTGTTATTGATGTTGCCATTTTATTGTCCTTTGTTTGTTGTTAAGTTACGTCATTATCCGATTGTCTTACTAATGCAGGGGACTGTTATCCACTAAGGGCAATCATTGAACATTTTTAAGGTCTTGTTGTGAAAATAAAATTTAGAATGATTATAAGCAACGCACATTAAATCCATATTTTAGGTATAGTTATAACTTCTCCAAATTCTAACTTACCTTTTTCATCATATGAATACGTTCCAAATAATGTGATGTATTTATCTGTTTCTTTATACACCCACATTTGACTAGATACAGCTTTAGCAGGTTCTTGATTATCCATATCATGTTCAGAAATCCAACCTGTTTCACTAACTGCATCTAACCAATGTAGATCCTTTTTAAGTCTTTTAAACTTAAAAGGTTTAGCTTTGATTTTTTTGATACGCTTTTTCATACAGCTCAGTTACTCTTTTGACATAACCTGGATCACGTTTATTTGAATCCCAATATCTAGGATCTTGTAGCATAGCTTTAAGATCATCTTCATTAGGAGTTACTGATACTTGAGTTGGCGTAGTTGGTATTGGACTATCTTTAGTAAGTTTCATTATTTCTTCAATAGCCTTAACGCCATCTGCAGTAGCTGCAATACTTGAGAAAGTTTCAAATGCTTCTGGAGATAAATGTTTTTTACTCCATAGTTCACTTGCTTCTATTCTTTCTTTTGCATTATCACCTAGCTTCTGCAACTCTGCATTAGCATCTGGTAATGTTGCCATGGCATTATTAACAAATGCATTAACACCTTGATCAAATTGATCTTGTGATAATCCATTTTGTTTTGCTGTTTCCTTCCACCATTGTACTATTTCCATATCATCTGATACAGTTACATCTACATTTTCTGGAAGCTCTGGAAGATTAACTTTATATTCTTCTGGAGTTTTAGTTAGCTTTTCTTGTTCAATATCTGTTCTAATTTGTTTAGACAAATCCTCAGTTCTTGATCCAAGTTTTTTTTCAAGAGCATTATAACTAGAAGCTAAGTTTTCTAAATTAACTTCTTTTGTATCTGTGTTCCAGAATTTATCTTGTACATATTCTGGTTTAGTAACCTCAGTTTGCTCTTGTGCTTCTGTGGTGACTGGTGCTGTAGCATTATCATCTACCATCTTGTTCTCCTTTTTTTATCCTTGTTTGTATTATACCTGCAAGAAATCTCATTCCTTCTAAATGAAATAACTGGTTGCCATCAATGTTAGGACCTGCAACTGCTTCGGTAGTAATTGATTTAATGTAGTCTAAGATGAGTTTACCATCATCTCCTTTGAATACTGATGCAAATGATTTATTTAAATTAGACTCGTCTTGTGGAGTTCTAATATAACCATCAATTGATTTTGTTTGTATAGGTCTTTTTTCTTTTAGTTTATCCCATGCCATTATTGAGGTACTTCTCCTTCACTCGCTGAAGATTGAAGTTGGCTTATTTGTTGTACTATCTGTTGTTGTTCTTGTTCATCTCTAATTAATTTTTCTGGAAGATTCATTTTCTCTGCTAGATATTTAGCTGTTTCATTTTGATTCACAATTACATTTATCATTTGTGGACCAAATGTTCCAGCTATAATTTCGTTAAATCTATTAACATCAGATATGTCTTGCATATGTTGAGCTTTAGCTAATGGAGATCTAGCAGCTACTTTAACTTCTCTACCATTTACTTTAGGTAAATCTATTCTACCTTGTTTAGATAATAGTCTAATTATTCTTTTTAGTAATGGGTGTATAAGTTCTGATTGTAGTCTACCAAAAGAAGAACCAATCTGTCTAGATAGATCTGCCATTCTTTCAGAAACTTCTGTAGCTGTCATTGGAGTTCCTTCTGGTCTACCAAGAGTTTCCATGTATAAAGCTTTTTTAATATTCTGCCTCATGTCTTGTAATACTAACTGAGCTACATCAAAGTTAGATGCAGCAGGTATAGGATTTAATCCTCTTGATCCTGGTGCTACTGGTATTAAAGATCCAGGCACTAATGAAATGTTATCTGGATTAATAACTCCATCATCTTCATAAGTATATACTCCAGATACCGACATCTGTGCATTTTGTAATATTAATTCTATTGTTAAGTTACAAGTTTTAATAGCACCCATTGCATTAAATATTGGTCCTCTACCATATACTTCACCAGATGCTTTGTTCCATCTAAATACCAAATAAGGATTTGCACCTTCACCTGTATATGTTTCTTCAAAGATAACTGCTTTAGCATCTTGCATAACTACACAGTATTTATATTTCTCTACATTTTCTTCATAGACTTTGTAGATAGCTTCAATAATTGTACAATCTTTTTTCATTCTTAATGGATCAAAGTTTTCTGGTATAATAGCTTTAGGATATAAAACAGATATGTGTTCTGGTTTAACAACTCTTGTTCTATAGACTGTATCTATTCTACCATCTGGTCCATTCATTAAACAAATTTTTGGTAATGGTACTGCTGTAAATTTAATAGGATTTACTGCATCACCTTCTTCAACTAACATACACCCTGTACCTACAGCTAGATCCATAAAGCATTCATGTATCTCTTGATTAAAGTTTGAGTTTTGTAATACTTCAAATACATAATCTGTTATTGCATCTAATGATTTATTTATTTCTGGTTTTTGTTCTGGTGGTATTTCAACACCTGCTTGGAAGTCTGCCCATCTTGCAAACGTAGGAACAATACCTGCTTGTAATCTACTAGCAAATTCTTGTACTCCTACTACTGCAGTTTCATCAAATATTTTATCTGTTCTTTTTTGTCCTGGAGATTCATCATAGAATGATTCTCTGTTTGGAAGACAATACTCATAAGCTTCTTCAAACTTTTCTCTCCAGTGATCTTTTACAGATACTGCTTCTTGATACTTCTTAAGTATTCCTATTGCTTTATCTTTTGAATCTTCGTATTCCATTTTCTATTAACCTTTTTATTTTTAATATAATTTTATTTATTATTCTCATTTTCTATACCTTTTTGTTTTTGCTGCAACACCTTTCGGTTGTTTAACAAATTGTTTACCTTTTTTATAACCTTTTGCTTTAGCTCTGTTTGTAGCTGCCTTTTCTTTTGCAGAGAGAGCTTTCCATGCTTTTTCTGGAAGGTATCTTCTTTTGCCTTCTGACTTTTTACCACTGCTTGTTTTCCATTTTTGTTTGCTCCATTTTGATAATTTGTTTGAGCTAGACTTAGCTCCTCTATAGCCTCCACCTGCTTTTTTATAAATTTTGACAGCAAGTTGCATAGCCCTAGCACTGTGTTTTCCTCCCATTCTTGCTTTAGCTTGGGCTTTAGCTCTAGCCCATAAAGCAGGTTTTGTTTTTTTTGCAGTAGCCATTATTTTTTCTTCTTATGTCTATTTGCAAAGTTCCTAGCAGATTCTACACTTCTAAAACCCCAAGCTCTTAAAGCTAATGCTTTTCTTGTTGGTCTTCCTTTAGAATCCTTCATTGGTCCTTTCATTCCTGCAAACCTTGCAGCAAAACTAACTTTTCTTCTAAACTTCCTTGTACCTTTAGGTGGTGTCTTTTTAACTGGAGGTTTTAAATTAGCACCTTCTTTACGTTTAAAGTATGCTCTACCTTTAGCAGTTAATCCACCTTTAGGATTTTTATGCTCTTTTCTCATTAACCAAAAAAGCCTCTACCACCAGCTTTAGCAAATAGAGATCTTACACCAATAACACCTTTTGCTTTTTTTTCAGAATATGTTCTTGCTGCAGTTTCTGCATCTCTTGCAGCTTTTTCTTCAGCAGCTCTAGAAGCAGCTAATTCTCTTTCAAGCTCCATATTTCTTGGTGGGGCTTTTGGTTTTTTAAAAATGCCACCCATTAGTTGTCCTCCTCTAATTCATCATCAAAATCCATATCTTCAAGATCATCAGATGTTAATGAACCATATCCTGCTTCCATCTCACGAAGTAAATCATCTTCTTGATCGTGAAGATCTCTCATTTCATCTATTATTTCTTGTACTGATTTTTTCTTTGGTTTTGTCATGTTGTTCCCAAAATGACTTATATCCCTCTTTTATCAACGCACAATAAAGCTGGTAAGGTGTAAAGATCCACCATTTATAATAACCTATTAATCTCATAATAAAAGCTACACAGGTTATATCTTTTATACGAAGTAGATGCCATTGGTCTTTGACTGGGCATCTTAATACTTTAAAATTTTTTAGGTAAGCTAACATATCTTCTAGTTCTTCTTTATCTAGAAATGATAATCTTATACCTGCGTGTGTAAATTCTAAATGAACCCAAGCATCTTTTTTAGTATGATAAGATAAGGCTCCACAATGTTTATAACCTTTTCTTAAGAAGTATAACCAATCAGAATATGGGTGGTCTTCTGCCTCATAAAAATATATTAACCATTCCTTTTGAACAGATCCCATACTTTCCTTTTACTTGTTTTTCTTGTTTTAAATACATCAAAATCTCTATGAGCTATTGTTGGAGTAGATTTAGTTTTACCTGCTAATATAGTTCTACCTTCTCCAGCTCCCATCATAAGATATTGTAATGCATCATGTACGTGAGAGTATCTATTCTTTAAAGGTTTCTCATCATATCTATCTCCAGATACTTGTAGTCTTCTATAATGATAACCACCATTAAAACCTTTTTTAAGATTAATACATTTTCTATCCATTAAGAATCCTGGCTTACCATCTAGTAATCTAGATAGAGCTGCATCAACAGCTTCTATTCTAAGAGCTACATCATTAGATGGTGCAGGTAATGCATTGAGTCCTTGTTGCCTCATAATTTGGAATGGAGTTCTTTCATCTGTTTGTGATCTAAAATCTCCAGCAGGATCTCCATAGATATGTATTTCATATCCTTTATAATTTTTAGCAATCTCACTTCTAAGTAATTCAGAAAATCTAATTACACCCATATCAAAACATACAAGCTCATTTATTAAATGCCATCTACCTGTAACTAATCTTTGACCAAAGACTGCTGCAGGAGTTAATCCAAAGTCAACTCCAATGTAGATAGGTTGCAATGGACTTAATTGTAATTCTTCTTTTGCACTATGTAGTTCTTCTTTAAAGTTTGGATATACAGGTTTACCTTCTTCTATAGATCCAAGCTTATTTAAAACATAAACATCTATCCACCCTTTTGTTTTACCTCTAATAATATTAGAGTAATATTTTTCTGTTAGATTAGATTTGTTTTCTGCTTTATCACTAGGATCATAACTCTTAATAGAACCATCTACTCTTTTTTCTTCAAGAGCTGGTGGTTGTGTATAGAAGCTCCAGTTATCTGGTTTGACTAACATCAAAGCTTCATCACGAGATATATGATCTGGTACTGGTACATCTCCAGACATTATCGCCCACCAATGATCTTCTTCTGGAGCATTAGTATCTGCTATGACTCCATACCAAGAAGCTCCTCCTTCTCTCATACTAGGAAATCTTCCTACCCTCATTGTACAAGCATCTATAATTGATTTAGGTATTTCTCTAGCTTCATTAACCCAAACACCTGTAAGCTCTAGAGATAATAGTTTCTTAACATCTTCTGGTCTATCAAGAGCTAAGAATATAATTTCTATATCTAAATCATTCTTAACTATTCTATGGGTATAAGGAACACTCCAGGCGAAGTTTCCCCAGACATCTTCTGGAAACCAATCTAACCAAGTTTTAATTGTTGTTGTTCTTAGCTGTGGATTAGTGTTTCTTATTACTGCCCATCTAGATTTACGAATGCCTTGTTCATTCTTTTTTTGTAATAATGCTCGTCTAAATAATTCAATACAACACGATACCGATTTACCACTACCTACTGGACCTCTTATTCCTCTAAAGAAGTCATTAGACTTCATAAAGGTTTTTATAGTTTCACCATCTGGTTTGTATTTAAAATTAATCGACATTAGTTCCTACATTTGCAGATAGAAGCTTGTATATAGTTTCTTCACCAAAAGCTTCTACTAATTTATCTGCTTCATAATCAGTAATCATATGTGTAGGATAATGTTTAAGATGAGTTTGTTTAACTATTACTCTTAATCTTCTTCTATCTTTTAAACTTAAATTATTGAGGAACGACATTCTTCTTCCTTAATTCTTTGTAATACTATTTCAAGGATTTCTTTTTCTGTACCATACTTTTCTTCAAAAGCTCTTTTAGACATATGTATTGAAAACTTTCCTTGGTGGTGATCTGGGCATAGAGGGATCACCTCAAAGTGTGAAGTTCTTCTTCCTATACCAGTACCTTTAGGTCTTATATGGTGTAAGGCAGCAGGTCTTTCGCAAACGAAACAACCTAACTGAGCTACCTTATCCATATGTTTTTTTTCTGCTTTTGTTGCCACTACTTTTTTTTCTTAGCAGCCATTATCTTTTTCTTTAATGCAGCTGGTAAGTTTTTTTGTTTACCTTTTAAGCTACTGCTAGGTCTTCCTCGTTTTGAACCATAGGTTCCTTTTCCATAAGGCATGATTTTTGCTCCTCTGTTATTTCTTCATAAGTTGATCTACAACCATCTGGTGTTGCTGCTGATGCCATCTGTATAGCTTGTATATCATTATCTGCAGTATATACAATCTCTCTTTTGAAAGAATCATCTTTCCATATATTAACTTTGTAATGCATATTTCTCCTTTGATTAAAGAAGAACCTTATATTTAGAAAAATATTTTTTAAACGCACTTAGACTTAAAAAAAAATAATATCTATTTGCCCTGCGAATTGTATTTCTTCCACGAACGCTTTTTGCTCTTGTTCATTGAAGACTTCTTTGGTCTTCTACCTATGCTAGTCTTCTTAGGTATACGTTCATGTATAACTATATCCTTAAACTTTTGCTTTGCCATAATGTACTATTTTGAACCCTGTTGTCTGTGACATACGCCTCGTCAGCTAAAGCTGGTGAGTTTTGCCCCCACCCTCCGACTCTGCGAGTCTTGACTGTGTGGGTGCATACCAACGCCTCACGATAGGTCTATATTAATTTTAATATCGCCCTGTATATTGTGAGAGATACGATCTGGTGCTTTTAATCCCACTCGATCTAGTATATCTCTGGACGCTTCCAGTTGTACATACTCTGATCTCGCCCCTGTTGAAAGCTCAATCAGTCGTTTACTCGCACTTACTGCACCAAGTCCAAGAGTTTGTGCCACTCTCTGTTGCATATACTGTTGTACCTTTGGTAAACGTAGTGTGCGAGAAGCACTTACTCTACCTGCCTCTTTACTGCCTTTTGTTGAATATCCTGCCTTTTCGGCAGCTTCTTTTATACTACAACCACTTGCTACGATAGTATCAACGAGTTGTCTTTGCTTGTCTGTTAAGTCATCTTTCATATCTATTTATTCTACCCTTAAAAGTACGTAGATTTAAATTTATCTGCTGTCAAGCAAAATAACAACACTTTAGTTGTTCGTGAAACTCACAATACTAAATGTAGTGGAGTCGCCAGTGGGCGACACTCTCCACCCCATACGCAATCACAAAAGATGAGATTGCTATGGGTCCCCCCACACACACGTGATTACGCTTAGACTAACAAGGAATCCCCTCTACCTATCAACAGGACTGATTGTCCACAGGGGACAATGCAGTCGCAGGTGTAAACCCCTGCCATGCTGTTGACAGGTGAGTACTCCCCTTGTTGTCTGAACAGCGTTCACGCTGATGTGGACGTTAGTCTTAACCAAGGAGGTATTATGGACTATGTAAAATACTATGAGTTGATAGTTGATGACTCTAATAAGATGAGAGTTAATGAGCTATATGGCTTAAAAGAAGAAGCTGTTGTTAAAGGTGATCAAGATAAGATTACTGAGATAAACAGCGAGTTAAATACATTAACCAAAGGAGGTATATATGACACAAGTAAGTGAAGTACAATCTGCTGACTATTCAGATAACAGGTTAGAATCTATGCATGATGTATTAGATTCTGTTGATGTGAGAGCAGGTGTTAAAGCATTATTCAATAATGTAATTACACCATTTGCTGAACACAAAGACTGGACTATGTTAGCTGAATGGAATGCTAATAGTATCATTGGTTGTTTCACAAGACATCTAGAACAATGCGTTGCTAGTTCTGATAAGACAAGAGATCTTATGCAGAATGCATTGAGAGAAGATGTTGGTAATGAAATATCTATGCTAAATGTAGATAAGCTTATATTTAGACGTGATGCACAAGAGTTAAACATTAAACGTGCAGAGATGATAGTTAATGAATTACATCTAGCTTATGAAGTTGCATTTGGTAAGAAGTTTGTACCAAAAGCTAAAGCTTCAGCTAAAGATGTAACTAAACAAGCACAGATGAAAGAGTATAATCTAGCTAGATTAAAAGATGCTATGAAGAAGTAATCTGTAAGAAATCCAGCGATCTTAATTGGTCGCTGGGTTTTTTTTATCGTTAAAGCCAAAGTCGGTTCGGCGTTGAAACTCACTGGCGTTGCTGCCGAAATCCATAACCTAAAAGGAGGAATACAATGGATAAAAACAAAGTGTATAAAACAAAAGAATACAGTCTATTTAAATACCTAAAAGGTAATAGAGCTGTTAATGAGCTTCATGTAAGAAGATTAGTTGAAGCTATTAAAGAGAAAGATCTACAAGTACCAATTATTGTAGATGATAAAATGAATGTTGTTGAAGGACAACACAGATTGGAAGCGTACAAAATAGTAGGACTACCAATATGTTATATCATGAAAGACAATATAGGTCTTGAAGATGTACGTAAGTTAAATTCGGTAGCTCGTAAGTGGACATTGACAGAATATCTTATGTCATATGTTAAGCTTGGAAACCATGATTATGAGTTATTAGAATGGTTTCATAGAACTTATGAGTTTGGATTATCTGAATGTATAGCTATGTTAAATGACAAAGGTTATACAGCAAGTAAAGAAATCAAAGAGTTTAAAGAAGGTAAATTTGTTATCAAGGATCTTGAACAAGGTAAGACTTGGGCAAGAAGTGTTAACAAAGTTGGCGAATACTTTCAATACTACAAGAAAAGATCTTTCGTATTAGCATTAGTAGTTGCTATGAAAGATCCTAAGTTTAAGTGGAAAACATTTGAAACTAAACTTAAGAATTTTTCTAGTAAGTTGAAAAATCAAGGTAGTCGTAATGACTTTATAGTTAATATAGAAAGACTATACAATCATATGACACCTGCAGATAAACGAATAAGATTGGAGTTGTATGACTACACAAGAAACTAAAGGAGGTTATATGTTAAATAAAATACAGAATTGGTTAATGAATGTTGCTGCCAAATGGATTTGGTTTGCAATCATGTTGCCAATTAGAATCGTTCTAGGTATGTGTTTTGCTATTGCAAAATATATGCCAAAGACTGTTCAACTACCATACAAGGTAGTTAAAAGAGATCAAGAAGAAAGGAGATGGTTTAATTAATATGACATTTATTATGTTGGTTATAATTGCAGTAATCATAGGCTATGGTATTGTACTTGCTAAAGAGAACATTGAATATGTAGAATCTATTAATCGTATGATTAGAGAAGAAAGAGAATACATTCAAATGGAAAGGAAGCAAAGATGGGAAGATACAAACAAGAAATCCTAGATCAACTAGCACAAGCTGAGTTTGATTATGCAGAATGTAAAATAGATAAGCAGGAATTTTTAGCTAAAATAACTGCTTGTGGTGTATCATTACCACAAGATATACAGGAGCATATGGATAATGCCGAAGAAGCAAGATACGAATACAAAGTATCTAAGCATGAAGATAAATTCTGAAGAAATATTTATATTAAAAAAAGTATTGAAGCAGTATTTATTAGAACAAGAATGTTTAGCTTATAAAGATACACGTACAATAGATGCTTATCCTATTTACGAAAGATTAAAACATATCATTGCTTTGTATGAATTAAAGAATCCTAGCGATCTAGGTAAGTAGCGTCTTACCTCTCCCTCGCAGTTAGCAGGTTGCGTTGCACCTGTATGGGTAAAAGCAACGCACAAAGCTCTCCTATGAAAAGAGAGCTGTTTTAAGAAAGAAAGAAATATAATCCGAAAGAGGTATATATATGCTTGGCGTTATCAAACAAAAATCAAAAGATCTACGCACAAATTTAAAACAAGTATTGCCAAAATTTATGAAGTTTTGGAAGTACTTATTTATTGCAGTAATATCAGGACTTATATGGAGTTTATACTTCATAGGTGCTGCTGCCGATATTTGTGAACACTATCTTAAATTTATAAAACAAGAACTGAAAGGAAAGAAAGATGTATAATGTAATATTATGGAAAGATAATGGTAATGAAGATTTCCATGTTTTTGAAACTAAACCTACGTTTCAAGATTTATATAAATTAATAAATTGTAGCACAATTGAAATAACACAAGGTTATGATCAAAATGTTTCTAACAGAACATTTGATATGTACCTAGATGAAGAAGGTAAGTTTAATTCAAATAACACTACAAACAAAAGAGCTACTAACGCTTGGTATGCATGGCAGTTAAGAACTGGTCATCAATCAATGCCAGGAGATAGTATTGTAGGAAATGTAGCAATAATTAGAAAGGTAAAAAATGCAAATAAACAAAATACTAAAGCTGCTTAATCTCACAGGTAAAACAATACCATGTGATATGCAAGACCAATTAAGTGTAACTTATTTTTCGGAATCAAGACAAGAACCAATATCTATTGGTAATATGGATATAGTACATTTAATTAGAGCTTTTAATAAAATAAACGAAAAGAAAGAAGCAATTGATAAATTAGTTTTTGAATATATTCAAGAACAGAAAGGTAGCAATGGATCCGACAAACGATAGTTTTATGGAGTTAATTAAAATACAACAAGACGCACATAGAGGTGCATCTTTAAACGCAGAATTATTTACACTACAAAAAATGGTAATGCATCTTCAAAGTGAGATTGTAAGAGTACAAACTCTAATAGATGAAACACCAGTAGGTAAAATAATGAAACAATCAAAAGGAGAATAATATGGGGCTAGATCAATACGCAGGAAGACATTGCTGGAGAAAACACGCAAGACTTCAAAAGTTTATGGCAACAATGTGGGAACAACAAAATCCAGATGTTGAACCAGATGGATCATTTAATCTTGGGTTTAATGCAGGTGATGTACCAGTTGAAATGACACAAGAGATTGTATCTAAATTAGAAGAAGCTATTAAAAATAATTATAAAGATTATGTAGCTTCAGATGGATTTTTCTGGGGACAACAGTTCCAAGAAGAAGCAGCTAAAGAATATCAAGAACAAGATCTAAATTTTTTAGCTGATTGTAAAGAAGCTCT